TACGTGGACGGCATCGCCGCCAGCATGGCCTCCGTCATCGCCCTTTGCGGCAAGCCGGTACAGATGAGCCGTTATGCCCGTCTGATGCTTCACAGTGTCCAGGGAGGCTGTTACGGCAACAAGGAGGAAATGCAGGGTTGTATCCGCGAGATCGAGTCGCTGGAGGATACCCTTTGCGAGATGTATGCCGCCCGCATGGGTAAGGAGAAGGAGGAAATCCGCTCGTTGTATTTCGATGGCAAGGACCACTGGCTTCGTGCCGACGAAGCCCTGGCTCTGGGGCTCATCGACGGTATCTATGATGCCGACCCCCTTCCGGAGGACAGTACCCCCGAACAGGTATTCCAAATATTCAATAACCGGCTGCAACAGCCACAAAACAAGAGTAACATGAATTTAGACGAACTGAAGAAACGTCCGCGGTTCAGGAACTGCGTGACGGATGACGATTTTCTCCGTGAAGTCGGGCTTCTGGAAACGGAAGCCGGGAAAGTCCCGGCCCTTGACGCCGAGGTCACCCGCCTGAAGGGTGAGCTGAAGGTGTTCCAGGACAAGGCGGATGCGGATGATGCCGCCGCCCGCAAGAAACTGCTTGATGATGCGGAACAGGACGGTCGTATCGACGCCGCCACCCGTCCCATCTATGAGAACCTTCTGGCCAAGGACCGCGAGAACGGGGAGAAGGCGCTGGAGAAACTCTCCCCGAA